TTGTTCCATAGCTTCATAAACCATAATGGCTTCATTTAAACGCTCTGGAGCAATACCAGCTTCCAAGAAAGGCTTATAAGGAGCGTACTGTGAGTGTACCTTTTCCAGACCTGAATTGTAATTCTGATCCCACTGCTTAAGCTCTGGCATAATTAACTTTTGCAAGTTTTGGTCAGGAATCTTACTTAAAAGACCATTCCAAGCTGGGTTAATTTTCTCTTCTGGCTGCTGACCCTGGGACGGTTGTTGGCCAGTAAACATACCTGCCTGACCAATTTGTCCTGTATCCTCACCAGAATTGCTTTGAACAGGGGGATCAAAATTAGGTTGAGACATAATTACTTCTTTCTGAGACTGTACTCATCAAGAGCCCTGGCCTCTATATGTACTAGACTACAAGGGACGTCAAGCCTGTTCACTACCAGGAGCAGCTACAGGGCCAGGTGAGTTAGTTTCTTCGCCTGGATTAGTAGCTTCCATTGGTCCACCCATAGGTGTATTAACATCAGTAGGTGGCGGTTGATTTCTTTGTTGCTCGGCAATACCAATCATCATTTCGGATGTTGGCATTCCACCAATATGTGGTGCTGCAATAGATTCCATGTGCTTTTGAACGTGAATCTCGAACAAAAGTTGCCTATCAGGCGTAAGTTGCTCATAAGCCTGCGACTTACGGAATCTATTGTGGATATCGATATGAATAGCGTGATTATCAAAAGTATTAACAGGAATAGCAGGATCAGGAAGCTGTGGCTTACCTGTCACCTTATCAATCATATATTCTTCTGGCGCCATAGGCTCCATTTGTGGCTGACCAGTCATAGGATCAACAATAGGTTCGCCAGTAACTGGATCAACCGCAGGCTTTTCCGGAGGTGCAAACATTTGTTCGATAATCTCAGGAGGACAATTCTGCATCTTAAGATTTTCTCGACGTGCCTGAGCTTGATCAATTTGGACTCGCTCATAAAGCTTTTGAATACCGCCCATTTCGAGGATTTCCATACCATCCTCGGGGGCGATAAAGCCCATTTTCATCCAGTCAGTAATTAAAGCTTGCTTAGCAGCCTTAGACGTAGGTAGCGCTGAACCAGCTTCGACCCTAATATCACAATTACCCTTAAGATCAGAGCCCTTAAACATAGCACTATCCCAGGAACCATCAACGCCGACAATTTTTACAATTCGAGGAATATCCCAATAAGTACCAACTAAAGAAAGAGTATGCCTAGCAACTTTTTCCATGCCGGATTCAATTGAATCTACTTCACTAGACAGCATAGAATCATCTTGTTCTTGAAGATAAGAAATAGCAGTGGCCGCCGTTACTCCGGGGGGAACATCTCCGCGGGAAACTTCGTGCTGACCAGAAATATCATCAATATCCTGTAGCAGTTGCTGAACTTCATTTAAAACATAGTTAGGCAAAGGCTGCATGGGAAGAGGCTCAGGCGGTTGAAATCCCATCTTATATGGAATATACTGTCCAGGTTCTGTAGTAATCTTCTGAGGATCAAGAGAACCGGCTTGATAAATCATTTGAGGCTTAGCCATACGGTTCTTAGCCTCAACAATTTGAGATCTAGTACGATTAAGCTCACGCTGAATGGGAATAATATCTTCAATCACGGACGTAGAATAATACTTACCACTAGGAATGTGGTCAAACTTAGTAAAACAAAACTCTCCATGCTGATAAGGAAAGACAGGAGAGTATTGGATGATTTGCTCACCAACAGAAGTGATGACAGCACCATCAGGAAAATTAGGATGAGCACCTGGCTTAATGTGCATTTCATGAACTAATACCGAGTCATAATCCTGTGTATTGCCCCCCACTAAGTTGAGAAAGGCATCACTAAGGATATCATTAGCACCCTTTGTATTGGGCCTAACCTCTCGACCATCCAGAGTTTTCTTATAATTCATTTGCAACCACTCAGGAGTTCGAGTGAATGAATGAATTACCCAAGGCTGCCCTTCAATATCCTCTTCTCTTAGATCAGGTACTAAGAGATGGAACGGAGTCTCCGCAGAATAACATACGTCGCCTTGGTACGCTTCATCTTGCGTAGGAGAATAAGTTTTGGTATCATCCCAATACGTCTTCATGTAGCCATTGCCACATACTAATTTCCACCATACAGCTTGCTTTAAAATTCGCTTAAGATTCCTACCATAATACATTGATTCCCAGATTTGCTCACCAGCTTGCGCAGCAAATAAATCTGAGTCGTCACTACTAGCAGGAATAACACTAGCACTAGGCTTCTGGGAAGTAAGCCTACTCAATTCTCTACGAATCATCGGCCGTGTCCTATTAATAACTAAACGGACACGCCAAGGAGGCGCAGGAGGCATAATAAGTCTACCACCTACACCTCTAACAGTTTGTGGTACAACATTTTGCTTTCCAAAATAGAAAGACATATTCATGTACCACTGACGCTCAAATTGTGTACGGCCATTCTTCATCTTTTGGTATTCTTCATCGATGAATCTGGCTAATTTATGAGCTTCTTTATGATTTAATGTTGGCCCTTTAGGTTCTTCAGTTGCCGTAGGGGCCAAAAGCCCTGAGAGCATCTTGGGCATCGGGGTCATATGACTCTTCTCCAAGGCCAATTAAAGCTTGATTAGCAGCCGCCCATCTCTGAGCTTCAGAATAATCGTCCATCCTTGGAGCAGTTTCAGATGGTAAAGTCGGGGTCTGACTCAGAACTTGATACGTCATCGCGTCTTTGCTGGAGATTATTTTGTTCTGTGAGTCCACTATCGCCATTAGCTGGGTGTTTAATTCGCTCATAGTATTCAGTGAGAGTTTCTGGACCCGAACTAATAGTAGAATCAGACCCACTACTATCCCCAGAAGAAGCAAAATCAAGGAGGCCAGAAGCGCGTAATTTGTCGGCAGCATCATGAATAGCCAATTCTTTAGCTTGGAAATCTACAATTCTCTGACGTAAGATATTATTCTCATGTTCTAATGCCTCAGATTGCTCCTTGGTGAGACAGCCTAAGATATTGACTACCTCAGAAAAACAGAAGGTGCAAATATAGACTACACCAAAGAAGTCAATTTCCCAGCCCATATCAATGAAATCTCGCGACTCTTGGTCACTAGAGCCACAAATACAACAGTGTCCAGGAGCTAACCGAGGGGCTGCTAAGACTTGCACCTTAGCAGCCGATCGATAACTAACCTCAGGCATTACTGCTCGTCTTCGTCAGTAGTTTCTGACTCTTCCGACGGAGGAGTTTGAGCAGCGGCCTTTTCCTTCTCTTCACGCAATAAATTACCAGCTTGCAAAGCGTGAAGCTTAGTCTCGTCATTATCCCAATCAGCTTGACCAGGATCAGGCTCTACATCAAAACCCCCAGAAGTATCTACAACTACCTTACCAACAGGCTCATTTTCCACCGGAACATGCTCAGAATAATGCGACTTATCCGTGTCTCGCTCAACTAATTCATGCTTAGGAACAAGAACAGTGGCAACTGTGGCCGGAGGATTATCCAGATCAGGCTCACGATCTTCTCGCTCAGCCCTAATCTTTTCAGCTTCTACTGCTGCTAAATCATCCATATAAGGTCCACCAGTACGCGGAACCTTACCATGAGCAGCATTGTAAAGATCCATCTCTACTTTCTTACCCTCAGTCTCAAAATAAGGGCCCTCATAAACCTTAGTTTCCTCGGACATAGTACACCTTTCGGGAGCGCTCGCTTAAGTACCATGCTACAGGGCAAGTCAACTACCATTCTCCGCCCATGTATTCATCCGCATTAGTAACAGTCCAACCATCAGAGTTCTTACCTACTCCTGCTAATTGCCGACGAAGACTTTCGTCATATCTAGCAGGATACTGCTGATAATCAGCTGCTGTAGGTTGTCTTTCTTCTTGCACAGGCGTTTCTACGACGGCCTTTATATCAGGCATCATAGTGAAGAAATACCTAAGACCATCCATAGCATGATCATCTTTTTTATGCGGAACGTCATATGCGTTGTTCTGACGCTCCATTGTCTTATTCGCCCAAGTCTTCCAACGGTACTTAGGCATCTCTTTTATGAGATTCTCGCAGTTCCGGGTGACGTGCCACCTAGGCGGCGTTTCGTCGTTGTAATTAATATAAGAATTGACTTTGTTGATTCCAGTCGTTACATCGTTAATTCCATGCATAACTTCAATTCCATGCGTGATATACTCAGCCTGTACTGAGGTACCAGTTACTGGATTCTTTTGTGCTAGGGCAGGATCACAAACTCTCATAACAGGTGTGCGACCAAAGGTAGCTTCCATCATTTTAACAATAGCAGCGTGCTGATCAATAGTCATCTCACGTTCATAATGCTCAGCAAAGGTAATTACTTCTCCATCCGGAGAGACTACGTGCCAATGCCAGGCTGTAGGATTGTTATAGCCGTGATCGACAGATGCATACAAATCCCAGTCTTTAACATCATCTAGGTTAATCTCATCAATAACGTGGACAGACTTCTTAAATTTCTTGTAAATAACTCCACCACGTCGAATGAAGTTACCACCTACACGAGTATCACGATCTTCTTCTGGAATAGAATCAATGAAGGATTGAATCGCCCTGTCACTAAGCTTTGTATTCTCCCACATCTCTACAACTTGTACTTCTACGTCACCATCAGGATTTTCAAAGTTGGGAAGATAAATCTCATCATACATCCATTGCATACCGAGGATTGGAGTAAGTGTCATCCACCAAGCACCATCAGTATCAATAAGACGTGCAAGACATTCAATATAGATTTCTTGTGGTGGTTCCTCATCAAAGTGTACAAAGTGACGAGAAGTTCCCACGAATTTCTGAACATCCTGCTCATAACTCATAAATTCAGCAAATGAACCATTTTCAAAATAAAGAGTTCTGGCGCTTAAATCGTAAGCACTATAAAAAGATCCGCCTCGTAAATAACTTGGCGGACACCATCTAGAGAAGGTTGGTAGCAGGATTTTATTAATGCCTTCTTCGACATCGACTCCCACGATGCGCCCTCGTACCGGCGGATCTGGGGTCCGTTTATAACGATTAGTTCCTGCCATCCAATCAATGTCTTCTACAATGCCTACAGTAGTTTTACCAGAGCGGTTACCGCCAGCATATAGCTTCTTTAATTTCTCAGAACGTAAGAATATTTCCTGCTTAATTAGAGGCTCAAAGCCTAAGATATTAGGCTCATCAGCCTGTAACGATAGCTTTTCTGCTAATTCCTTAAAGAAGTCATCAGGATTAATTGTTTCAGGCTTACGCCGTCGTGGAGTCCGTTGCACCTAGCTTCTCCAATGCATCAATAATACTAGCTACAGCGGCATTACCTCCGCGAGAACCCGAAATAGTTACTCCCGCTAAAGGTTTAGTATAAGGTGAACCTACAATATGTTTATGATCCCCGGCCGCTGCTGCATCATGTTTAGAACCTAAAGTGTGATGAATAGCATCCTGAGAAGAATCAGTATCTGCTGTCTGATGAAATTTTGCAACTTCTGTAGCAGGAACTTGACCCGATTGCGACCTATCATATTCCGGCTTATATCCCTCACTCATGAGAGAGAACCTAGCCAAATAGCTGTTAATGCCATACCTTCTGCAAATGTATTACCATCTGCGTTTAGAGCAGCACCTGAGTTTTGGAACAGTCCACCAGTAATAACATCATCCACAGCAAAGTTAAAAAAATCAGAAATCTTAACACCATTAGCACCACCGGTAAAGGAAAGATCAACGATAGATAATAGCGAAGTCCCATTCTTTCTAATGTCGCCTCTACGAACCCCTGTAGCATTTGCAGCGAATGAAGCTACAAGTGATACATAATAGAGACCTGCTTTTCTAATAGTAATAGCATCATTAGTAAGATTCACCATTGCGCCCTCAGCACGAGCAGCATAGGAATCAAAAGTAGTAACGTTAAAAGCTGCTAGAGTTAGAGCGTTGTTAGGAACTGACTGTGCTACAGAAGCTGTCATCTTAGCAGCTGGGACAAAGTTACCATCAGTCTTGTCCCAGCCAGCATTCAAAAGAGCTACGTTAATAAATTCTGAGCCATCCGGCTTACTTATTTGAAGCCGGTTAGTTAAAGTAATGGTCATAGAATCTCTCCTCTCACAACCTGTGTCTCTACTTTAGCAGGAGAGTCAAGACCGACTAGTAATGCCAAATCTCTAGAAATTTTCTTCAACACTTCCGGATCAGTAACGTGAATCATTAAAATTTCAAGTACTTTATTTAATATCTGACGAACGTCAATCTGGTTCTCTTTACCAGTGTAAAATCCAGAAACTTCATAGTAAAATTTAAGTGAACCTAAGTCGCCTCGCTTAACGTTCTCTACTAAAGCTAAGTGGGCGTCAGGCAATGCTCCCTCTAAAATTTGCTTAGAGCGAGTCATCATGTATTCTTTCATGTCGGGGTCTTGCATCCAACCGTCCCATTTAGTTGGCGTAACCCCTGCGTCTTGTAATTTCTTTCGGTTACTCCGCTGATCTGCTAAGTTCAGCATCGTGTTAGCTAAAGTGATCTGCTCCGGTGTTAATGAGCGGCCTTCAATAACAGGCATTCCTCGTTCTTCAAAAGAACCTTTTAACTTAGTAAGTAGTTCATTCAATTTCTTATGAGAGATACCAAACGTCTTACTTAATTGCTCAGGAGTTGGTAGTTTACCTGAGAGAAACCATTGTTGCTCACAAAACATTATTAGGCGGCTCTCCTGCTCCGTCAGAGGCATCTAGTTCTTTCACCCGCTCTCTAGCTAAGTCATCTAATTCTTTATATAAGCGTTCACAATTCTTCTCGTAGTCTTCTGCGCGAAAGCCAACTCCAGCGTTATAATTTAAATCATTTAAAACCCTGCGAACTTTATGCTGATAAGAAAGTTCGGTCTGCATAGCCATTAGCTCTCCATTGTGCGACAGCGGTTTTAAGGGGCCTACAAGACCAGCCTATCTCGTTGCAAGCAATAGATAAACCGTGAGGAATTCCTCGTTGCTGGTTCCGCTCAAAATTGGCTACAGGGCTAGGGTGAATGCACAATCCCTTACAAAAACCTACTTGACTTAATCCTACCTGGCTGCGGTAATATTTAAGGGGATGAACCTGGCTAGTGAAGACAAATCCAAGAACTTCTAGGAAACTAGCGTAAGAGTTTTTAAAGTCAGCACGAGAGTCTCGGATATACCCATCCCAAGTAGTACCTAGCTCAAGGGGGCTTATCCCGTAAGCTTTACTTAGAGATTCAATTAGTTTAATGTTAGGAGTCCCGGAAAGGATGCTAGATTCCATTTTTACCACAAAGGACCTAGACACGCCTAGGTACTCTGCGATAGTATTTTGAGTAAAGCCGGCTCTTTCCCTAAACTGCGTCCAGGGGTGTTTCATGAAACGTCTCCATAGT